TACCCGCCCACCGAAAGGTTACAAGCAGTTCGCCTGATGTATTGGCGTTTGAAGACACATCGAATCGACCTTCACACTCAAGCAGAACAGGCTTTGTGATATTAATCTCTGCGCTAATGATATAAACACCAGCATCCGCAAAAAGCCTGCCACCGTTAGCCGGAAATGAGTCGAATGCTGCTTGTATAGCCGCAGTATCGTCGGTCACACCGTCACCTTGGGCATTAAAATCTTTAACAGATACCGATTCATTCAGCTTCGCATCAACCGTACTAGCGACTGCGCCTGTGCCGGTCTGGGTGAATGCTATTTGGCCAGCCGCTAGACCTCTAAGATAGACGAATAGATTATTCAGCCACTTCAACCAGATCCAGTTGAACTCGTTGACTTGGGGAGGAGGGTCTAGGTTCATTCTACGATGTCGTAGTCGATTTCAAGGCCCTTAACAACCGTTAGCGGGCCATGACCAGTACTAAAATGGAGTAACCATGCCCGCTCCCTGCAAGACCCTAAACGAGCCACCATCGGGCCGCGAATGTTTAAATTAATCGTCCGACCTGCCACAAAATCATCCGGCGCATTCGGTCCTGAAGACTCTGTGCGGTCATAATCAAACCACCTTATTTCGGCGTTCGCTGGCTCAAAATCACCGCCGTCTGAAGCTAAGGATTCTGTGATTACCCGCAATGAGTTAATTCTTTTTTTCTTGCCCGTCCCTGCATCCCATCGTTTAAATAATATATATGAGTCTGGCGCGTTGCTTGAAGCAAGATCGTTAATCGCATCGTTGTCTGTAGACCCCTCATAACAGGTGACTCCATTTGTAAGCTGATAAAGTCCTTGAGCAGATCGTTTGCTTGTCCGGTTGTGAGAAACTATCGGGAATATACTGCTCCACCCAGAAATATTGCCCGGGTAAGTTGGTGTTGCGTTATACGTCCAACGATACCATTGGCCGCTTTCCTTGTGCCAGTGGTAAGTAAAACTACCCCCAATTGTTAGCATTAACCCAAAGGACTCACCGAGTGCAACGGCGACCATATAAACATTGGTTGATAATGAATCAAGATCCGATATATCTGGGAACGTGGCACCAATACCGCCCCGTAATAGTTTGTCTATTTTCGCATCGCTGATCTTTGCAACTTGATAGTTCTCAATAGCATAAACCCCTGCCCATCCCTTTTGATCCACACCAACAAAATAAATTGAATCGCCCGCCTCAGTTATGCTGTTCGGAGTGTAACAGCCAATCCTATATGATACGTCCTGCCGTCTGGCCAATGGAGACCCCGTGGCATTGCCGGCATTGTAAAAGAATTCTATTGATTTAGTCCCGATGTAGACAAGCGTATCGTATATTTTACCGAGATAGACTGCGATATCAGCCTCACGCTCTGCCGTTAGAAAATCGGTCGAAGTCCACGCGGTGATATCATTTATATTTGAATTGTGAATTTGGCCGTTAATATCGCACAGGAAGAAATAACCATCTAAGCTAGCACCGCCACGCACAATCGAGACTCCATTATTGCCGGGCATATCTGCGTCTGTTACTGAACTTGGCGCAGTTGAATTGTCTGCCGTGTACCAAACATTCCCATGATTTGCGCTAGCATTGGTTGATGTATGACCAGCATTGACAATAACGATATTCTCAATACCGCTAACTCTATGGCTAACAGTTGTCGCAATGTATTCCTCATTAAACCCAGTATTACCCGCGTATCCATTACCAGTTGTCGCTGTTAAATCCTGGTTTCCGCCATTGTAATAATAGGTATCTTGATCCAAATACAAATCAATGTCATCGCTGAACGCGAAAATACCCCTACCTCTATCTGCGCTACTGGATGGCGTGAAATCATTCGCGTTAACCATCTCGTTTCTAGGGTGAGCGCCAATCGTTTTCCCGTGCAGCATGATTGGCATAATATTAAAGCTTTCTTCGGCGCTGCCAGTGCGGTATCCAACACCAGACGCATCATAAATAGCAGGCAGGAAATCACGCATTAGTAATAAACCGCCGGAGTCGGCACAGGGGTATAGTCTGAACGGGCTAGATCGATCAGTTCGCCGAGCGCGCCTTGTGAGACGTTCTCCTGTCCGAACGCCTCAATCTGAAGCCTGCGATACTGCGATTCACTAGCGTACTCATCCGCAATCGTGGCGCATAGCATCGTCGTAAAATGGTTTGCCGCTTCTTCAGGTACGTCTTCATCAGAATCCCACGTTACAGCCTCCTTAGTCACCAGAAAGGCGTGTAGCTCGTCATAGGCTAGCTCTGTGTCGGTGATCTCATCAGCAGACGGAGTGCCGCCAGCCTCAATCACCCTGAGACGCCTTAGCGCCCTGTTTCGTACTTGTGTCTTCGTTGCCATTATTTAACGGCCTTTTTTACTGCCTTCTTTACTGCCTTTTTTACAACCTTTGCAGGTTCGGCAATAATCTTAAAATTGGGGTTGGATTTAACTTTTGATTCCAGTCGGGCAGGAACGTCAATCGTCGCGCCCGTGCATAAATCGATGCCGTACCAGTTGTTACCGTGTGGACCTGAATATAGTGCTTTCATGCTAACTCCAAAGAAAAGGGCCGAGGTTTCCCCCGGCCCATCTGGTTACGTATTGTTAACGTAGTAGACCGTTAAAGTGAGTTGGCCTGTGCCGCCTGTTGCTGCGTCCACATTAACCACGCCCTGAATAACAGTTTCCTTCGTGAAGGTTTGCGGCCCCAATGTAATCAGCGTTCCACCCAGCGGCATCGAAATACCGACCTCGGGCTTTATGCTGGCTACAACGTCACCGCTCACCACGCCGAAATTGCCAAACCCATCAGGGTCCGCCGCTTCAGCACCGTTTGCCGCCCAGCCAATGTCCATATCGAATTCCTCTGTACCGGTATCGATATCATCACCGTACAGCCAACCACCTAAAACCACCGCACCACCAGGGATGCGGCAGAATTCGATAATATCGGCTGCGGTTGGGTTTGCTGCAAGCTCATACGTGCCATAGGCTGCGCAAAGCAGTCCCTGGCCACATGCTTGAAACACCCCAGCGCTAGACTCAGCCCTTGCTGCCGTTAAAGTAGTCATAACTCGACCTTACGAGTCAGCTACTGAAGCAAAGAAACCAGTAACAACGCCGTGATCCTTAAGATCAGCAACATCACTGGAACCTGAGCCAAACGTCAGCTTCTCGAAGCCACCCATTTCCATGATCGCAACACCTTTCTTGCGGCCATAGTCAAAGGTTTCCTCGGCAGACTGCCAGCGCTGTGCAACACCGTAACCAACCGCTTGCGCACCACACAGGTACACAGGGGCTACATTGATTGTCCCATTACTGAACGGCGCAATATCCTCAACTTCCTTGAAGATCATGCCGTCCCATTCCAGGTCGCCACCTTTGAACAGCTTCTCGTTCTGCATCCGCAAGGATACGTCACGCTGTGCATTGGTGATGGTGGTGTCCGCTTTCAGATCGCGAAATACCAGCGAAGGAACGTAAACACAGTAGTAATACCGGTTTGACGCTTCCGAACGGTAAGGGCGAATCTTCGGGCTGGCAGTACGTGCAAGTCGCTTCATCAACGAGGCTGCGCCGGTAGTGAACTTGTCAGCGGTGTTATCGATAGTTACCAGTGAATCCGAATGGTCATAAGCCACCGTTCCGCCTGAAGAATCAGCATTGCCAACCGCCGCGCCGAATAGAACCCGGTCGTAGTTGTCATCGAGCCACGCATCCTTTTGCGCCTCAGTTGCCGAACCATAAGCAACGCCGTTGATTGAACCCAAAGCCGCAATAATACGATCCCGAGTATCTTCAACTGCCCATGTTTTCAATGCCATCTTGCCCGCTTTACGCAGGTCAATAGCACTGATCTGGTTCTGCCATGAAGTTGACCGAACACCGTGCGCACGCTCATTAATGCTGAGCTTGAACGAACGACTATCGAGATCTTCTTCACTGCCTTCCAGTGTCGCGCCATCGGCTACACCAGCACCCGTCAGACGGTTAACCAGTGCGAAGGTGATCGAGTCGCCTTTTTCCTTGGTTAGGTCTTCTTTGACGTGGATGATTGA